AACCGCACGCCTGCGGCGTGGATGATGACGGTCTCCGGTTCTACTCGTGATCGTGGTTCCGTTCTCAGAGTGGGTCACTTCAGCCGAGCGCTACTGGATCACTCTTGGCAAGCGCCCAAGACAACGGGCTTGTATTTCTTTTCCTGTGCCTTCAACTGTTCATCGAAAGCCGCTTTGGCCTCTTGCTTGACGCGCTCGACTTCGCCGGCGTCGATCAATTTCTTGTCATCGAGATTCTTGATCGTCTCCAGAGCCTTTTTGGCCGCCTCGGGCTCAAGACCGTCGAAAACCTTCAGCTTTTCCTCGGCTGCCTCAGCGCGTTCCCGGTGGCCTTTCGCTTCACCATTCAGGCGTGAGATCGTCGCGATAGTGGCGTCATAGTCAAAAACAACCTCGCGCCCGTTATCGTCGAAAACGGGCTTATTGTCTTGAACAACGACATTTCCCTGTTCGTTCAGCTTCAACTTCATGACTGCTACGCTTTCCCGGCCATCCAGCCGTCAGTGGGACGATCCCGTCCCTTGGCACCGCTCGGAATCCCCCTCGCGGCAAATCTGTTAAGGCTTCACCGTCTCCTGAACTGTGACGGGCGGCTTTTCCGCAGCCTCTTTCTTGGCGCGGACAATTTCTTTATCGATATCCGTATCTGGGCTCAGGATTCCTCGACGCTGCATTTCTTTCAGCGTTGTCTCAAGACTCAGGCTTCCGGCAGACTGCATATCGAATAGAAGCGACGCCGATGCCTCGGCCAGCGTTGCCGCGCCGAAATCGCTGTAAATCGTAACGTGGCCAGTGTTGGCTTCGCCAACCCAAAGCCCCATGAAACTGAGCGCTTGGTCAATCGCGTCTTCGAGCGTCTGCACGATGCGCTGCAGGTCGCACATGCCCTGCTCGTTATCGGCAAGCGTCTGGACTTCAGTCGTATTGCCCGGCTTGATGACAAGCAATTCAGCGCCGGTCTGGCGCATGCGGTCTTCAAGATCAAGGATCGACTTACGGCCCGCTTCAATGGCAGCGCCGCTATGCTCGACATATTTCAGATTCGCGTCCTTTGAAGACGCCTTGATTAAGGCTCCGGCCCCCACAACCATTGGCGCTTCGCCAATATCCGTTGCGAATAGCACGGGGACGCGCGCGACGTGCAGAATGGTTTGTTGATCGCTCTTGCTCTGCCAATGCTCGACATTCGCGTGCGCCAGCTCCATCATGGGAGCCGCGCCGATCATGAAATCCTTGCGCTTGCCGTAGATCGGCACGAAGGGAATGATCTTCAGGCTGGTCGTACCTTCCTTGAAGATGGTCCAACTTTCTGTCCCGCCTTCGATGGTTGTCTTTCGATAAACCTTCCAGCTTCCGGCTTCCAGCACCCTGACTTGCTCGACCGTTTTGACGCCGAAAGCACCGTCGGACTCCTCGACATTCTCAAGAAGCCGCAGCTGAGTAAGCTTCAGACCGCCCTTCACCTTTTCGGAACGCCAGCCCAGAATTGCGCCATGCGTGACATGCACGAAATAGGGCCTAATCCCCGCGCTTTGCTCGTCGGCGACGGTTTTGACACCCTCGGCCGGCGGGCAATCCACCAGAATTCCGCAGAAGCCAAAGCCAAGAGCTTCAGCGCATAGGTCGGCGGCAAAGGCATGCAGGTTTCTGCCCTGCAAATCGACATCTTCGAGCCACGGCTCGAATCTCTTCGGCACATCCTCGCCAACCGTGAGTGGCTTGGAAAATGGTTTGCCGGTCAAAACTGATATTGTCCGCGCATAGGCGGGAAACAGCGTGGCCGTGTTCAGTCTCGCTTTGTAACTGTCCTGATCCTCAGCCGGCCATTGCGGCAGGTATTTCTTGGCGGCGCGGCGCATTGCCTTCGTGCCGCCCATCAAGGCCTCGATTAGAGACCAATCCTCTGCCATGGCGTCCACCGCGGCAGTGGATTTTCGAACCTCTGCGTTGCCTGTGACAGCCATTCAATTCCTCACAACCGCAGCGGCGCGACTTGGGCCGTGCCAGGTCCGTCGATCAAAAGGTCGGTTATGCCGAAAACAAGACTGTCCATGCGGTCCGGCGAATACTTTGCGGTCTTCGGATCGTAATCGCACATCTGATCCTCTAAAACCGGGAAAAAACCAACATGCGACACGCGCCCTTGCTCGTAAAGAGCACTCACGGGCTCAGCGCGGGTTATCTTGCCGCGACTCGCATGAACGCCCCTGTATGCCACATTCTTATCAACCATGCGAATCACGGCCTCGATCATCTCGCCGCCATTGTTCGTTTCGCCAATGATACGGTCCGCTTTCCATTCGTGATAAGCGTTAACCGCTACGGTCGCCCACTCGCGCGGCGTGCCACGCATGGAGAGATCGGCCAGAACATAGCCCCGATCATCAGTTCCTCGGCCTTCAACGGTTATTCCGGCTTCGTCACTATCAGGGTTGCTCGTGGCCGTCGGATCGATAGACACAACGATCCGTTTCATTGGCGGTCCGCGCGCTATGCGTTGCTCCTCGATCCAATCCCGGCGCCACAGGGCTCCCGGATTATCGTCGAGAATCTCGGCATTTAACTCCTGCCTCCCGAGACGGGTTCCTTCGTATCGCGAAACGATCTGCGTAAGGAATGCTCCGGCAAGATTTTGCCGATTGTCATATGTACTTCCGCGCGTCACGAACGTCGATGGCGAAGCCATCAATCCCCTTAATTCCTTCGTCGGCTTCGGGGTTGTCGTTATGACGGCTTGCGGTTTCTGTCCCAGACGCAGACCGAGCGACGCCTGGTCCCACGCTTCCTTGTAACGCCACGAGGCGTATTCATCGCCCCATAGCTTCATGTGCTGCTTGCCGCGGAGCCGTTCCGGCTCATCAGCGGTAAAGATCAGCGAAATCGCCCCATTGGGCCACTGAAGCTGCCGATCCGACTTTTTGTAGAGCGGACGTTCATCCTTGGGGCAAATGGCGAGAAGGCCGGATTCACCCTCGACCATAATGTCGCGGGCATCGTCCGCCGTCGCGCCGATGAGGTTGACGTATTTATTGGTCTTGACCCAGTATCGAACCGTTTCCGCGCCGGTCCGCGTCTTTCCGAATCCACGGCCGGCGAGAATTAGCCATGTAATCCAATCGCCCGGCGGGAGCTGTTGCTCAGGCCTGCCATGCCATGACCAGTCATGCTGAAGCGCGTGGGCCTCTGCATCGGTCAGCTCATTTATTCGCCTGATCTGTTCCGCTGCCGGAAGCGTCCGGAACAAGTCCGCGCAGGAGAGCGGCCTTTGCATCTGAAATCTCTATGGGTTTGCCGTCCTTGCCGGTCAATTCGACTCGCTCCTTGAACGTGCCAATGTGATCGCCGAGGAGCTTTGCGCCCTTCAGAACGGATTGCGGGTCAAATTCTGATTTCTGCCTACACCGCTCGATCGTTTCAACGACGGCATTAAGGACGTAATCTTGAGTAATTTGAGTGCGTTGCGCTCGCTCGGCAAGGGCAATCCCAATAGCTTGAGCGATCTCAGGTTTTCTAAGGTTCTCGTAACCAATTTGAGCCGCAGTGTCAGCGCTATACCCAGCTCGGATCGCCGCCTGAGTTGCGTTCAGATCGATGAGGTACTCATCGATAAAAGCTCGCTGTTTCTCAGTGAAAGCGAAGCTCATATTGGGGCCCAGCTATTTAGCGGCACGAGCGACCATGCGCCGCCGTGCGCCTTCAAATGACAGCGTTCACAGAGCGTAATCCCGTTATCTGCCGAGATGCGAAGAGCAGGATAATCGGCCCAACGCATAATGTGATGGGCATGCAGGTCTTTTGTAGCACCGCACTCAGTGCATATGAAATCATCGCGCTCTAGGACTTTGTCTCGCCAAGCCCGAACTTCAGGCGAAGCCCTTCGGAGGGTGTATCCGAGAACATCTTTGCTGACGTGCGCTCGCCATCCGGGTATGAAGTAGTCGAGTAAACTTCCGACAGCCACTCTGCTGAAATCAGGCGTATCCGGTGATACCAGGCGCTCTAGGAGCGCAGGAACAAACCGGCCATAGGCGTCCCATCTGCGAAGACGCTCTTCCTCTCCGACCTTGCGCTGATTCATGCCAAGCAGGCGGAATATTGTTTCGAGTGCTTCGAGTTTCCGCAACATGAACCGTTGGATCGAGCGCTCAGATAGAGCGGACTTCCCTTGTTTTACAGTGAGTTCATCCATCGCGTTTCCCGTGAAACGCAAACCAGAGGTTATGTTGTGTGGTGAAGAGACGACAGCTTGCGTCAGTCTGGCAGAAGATACGCGATTCCGACCTGCTCGTCAATAAGATTCGAATAGGATATTTATTTTTCGTAACATTTGATCGCAACAACTTTTCCATCAGATCCCGTAACACGGCCAGCACCCATGCCTTTTTGAGCGCACTTCTCAGCATGGCGAAGCAAATCGACAGGAAGTTTGTTAACGTCAAAGACAAATGAATATCCTGCGTAGGAGTAAGATCTTTCGCCTGAAGCGTCCGGCTCGTGCCCATCGAGTATTATTCCGGAGGCGATAGCACCCACCAAACAGACGACGCCGCAAATTGCCACTAATTCCTTGATGGAGTTTCTCTCTCGAGTTTTTTTCATGCTTCTCATGATCTGACCGTTAAGCTGTCAAGCGAACTTCGCGAACCGCTTTTGCGCGGCGGCAAGGAACCTGCCCATTGCATTCTTCTCCGGCCCCTGCGCCGCAGCCGCAAAAACATTAATCAAATCAAAGAAATCTCGAATGGCCCTCGCATAGGCCGTGTCTCGGCCGATGGCATTGAGCCGGTTCTTATCGAGGATTCCGTAATGCAATGCTAAGCGTTCCAGGCAAGAAAGCAACAGGCCGGCAGCTTTGTCAGAATACATGCTGCCGCCACCGCGACGAATCAGCGCCGTCCAGCCCTCAAGGGTCAGTCCGAGGCCGACGATGTTCCAGACGCAACTCTGCGAAAGGCTCTCGCCATCGCGGCCGTTTCCCAATTCGTTCAAAGCCTTACTGATCCTGATTTTCGCCATAGCCACC